CGATGGTCGAGACGGGCGAGCCATCGTTTTCGAACTGCTCGGCGACGTAGGCGACCGCGATGCCTTTGCGTTTGCAGATGTATTCGTAGTACGCCGACTCGTCCGCGTCCTGAAACCGACCCCAGCGGCTGACGTCGTAGACCAGGATCAGGTTGAAGTCGGTATTGCCGGATTCGACATCGGCGATCAGCCGTTGCAGCGACGCGCGGCCGTCGATGGACAGCCCGCTTTTGCCCTCGTCGGCATAGGTGCGAACGATCTGGATGTTGCGCCGGTCGGCGTACTCCTGGATCTTGTCGGCCTGGTTGTGCGTGGAGTACTGCTGGTGCTCGGTGGACATGCGCACGTACTGGGCGGCGCGGAAGGCGGGTGTGGATGCGGATACTGTCGGTGGTTCTGGGGTGGGGGCGGATGCTGTGGCCATGTTCTTTCTGCGCTCGTTCGTTTGAGCCATGTTTGCTTCGAAGGCCAAGACGTATCAAGGCATTCGGCGCAGAAAGAACGAGATAAGGCGAAGAAAGCGACGGTGGTCGCGGATGATTCAGCCGGCCTTGCGCAAGCGCCCGGCATCAATGTGCATGGACACGGGTTTGGCGAGGATTTCCAGCAGGATGAAGGCGCGGCGCTCGGCGTCCGCCGTCTGGTAGATCGCCTCGATGCCAGCAAATGGGCCATCGGCGATGACCACCGAATCGCCGCTGTGGAACATGGCCTCGGTGGGCAGGGTCCGCTCCCGCTGGCGCAGCAAATCCACCAGGGTGTCATCCACCTTGGCCGCCCGAGCACCGAAATGCACCAACTGGCTCACCCCCAGCGTGGAGCGGATGGGTGACCAGCTCTTGCCCTGGTCGCTGCTGTCCAGCCGGATGAACAGGTAGCGGGGGAACATGGGCTCGGTGGCAACTTCCGCCTTGCGCCGCCTGACCCGCTCGATGCGCATTTGCGGCAGGTAGCACTTGTAGCCCTGGCGCTGCAGGTTGGCCAGGGCGATTTCTTCTTGGCGAGGTTTGGTGTGGACCAGGTACCAGGCCGTCGTCGGGGATGTGATGACCGTCAACGCCGGTGGCGTAGCGGGCGCCGATTCGGTCTCTGCGACCAGGGAAACCGAGTCCGTTGCTGGAGGCGCTTCTTCTGTCAGGACTGGGGATGTCGAAACCGAAATTGGATCGGGAACCACCGATTCGGTTGGCACGTTGACCTGTTGCAGGATGGGCGAGAGCTTGAAACCAACATGGTCCGCCATCGCCCACAGCAAGGTCAACGGCCGATCACTGGCCAGCACCTGCTCGATCAGCATCACCGCTTCGTGCCGCTCAATGTCCTGCACATCGGCCGGTAGGTAGTGAATCGACAAGCCACGCTGCACGATGGGCGGGCCAATACCACGCAGGCGAAGGTCTTGCAGTTGCCGGGTGGTCAGGCCCATGCGATCGGCGACCTCGGTGGCACTGAACGTGGTAGCCGGTGTTGGGGTGGAGCGGGAGTCATTGTTCTGCATGCTCCGATGAAGGCGCTGTTTGCGAACAAAGCCAAGTCAATGCTGCACAAATGCGAGCCACCAACGACAAAAGACCCCGCCTCCACCACCTGCCGGGGTTGGCAGATGATGAAGACGGGGTCTTCTGGGGGGGTCAGCGGCGCTGCGCTGGCGATATGGGCCGGCTCGCTAGCGCGTCTGGCGGATCCAGTCCTGCAGGGCCTTCAGTTGCTCGGCGTTTTCATGGCAGGTTTGGTAATTGGTAACGACGGTGGTGGCAACGGCAGAGAGCGCAAGTCCTTCGGCGGGCGCATCAGCATCTCGGGCGGGCTCGGGCAACTTGCCGGCGGCGGCAGCGTCGTGCACGCTGACAAAGCCACGGTGGACAGTGCAAGCAGCATCGGCTTGGACGGGAACATAAACGGGTACCTCCTGGATGAGGGTGTCGCCCTTTTCTCGCACGACCTGGATGCGGTCGACGTACTGGGTGACGACCTGGACGGTGGCCTTGGCCTGACGGACCTGCAGTTGGGCCTGGGCCTGCTGCTGTGCGGCCGAGGCGGCGTCCCACTGGGCTTGAACGTGATTCGCGCCTTTGAGCCAGCCGAAGCCGAACAGAGCGATGCCAAACACCGCCAGGGCCAGCAGCCGGTAAGGCCACGAGATCGCGGTCACGACGCCTCCCCGAGACACTGCCGGTATTCGGCTTCCCGCCTTTTGGCCAGACCACCGCACAGTCGGGCATTGGTGGGCAGCGCGCAATCCTTGCCCTGAAAGAAGCGCCAACGCAGCAGCTCTTGGCAGGCACCGGGGTAGTCCTGGGTGTTGATCTTTTTGACGAGGGTGGACTGGCAGAACGCGCGTGGGCCCACGTTGTAGGCAAAGCTGACATAGGCGTCGTACTCGTGCTGAGCCAGCGGCACCGTGACGCAGGTTTTGAGGGCGCCTTCGAACTGCTGGACATCGCGCAGCGCCCGGGCCAAGGCCTGGGGCGGCGTGGTGGTGTCGCCCAGACGCACGGGCGAGCCGTCAGCGCGGGTGGTGCTGCCAAAGCCCAGGGTGGGCACGTCGCCCTTGACCGGAATGATGGCGCGGTCGCTGTAGCCCTCGTGCAGGACCAGACCCACCAGTGCGGCCGCCGACAGGCCCAGCGCGGCCACGGCGGTGCGGGGGCGCCTCATGGCTCCACCTCATGCATCTTGGGTTGGGCCACCAGGCGCGCCACGGTGGCGCCCAGACTGGCAGCAAAGGCCAGCAGCACGAACAAGCCCCGAGGAAGGAGGTCGCCCATGAAGGGCAAGACCACCTCGGCAGCCGTGAAGCACGCGGCCAGCAGGGAGAAGCGGATGCTCCAGGCCTGGCGCAGCACGCGGGGCCAGTTGGTGAGTAGGCTGGGCGTGGGCAGAGATATTGGCAGGGGCTTCATTGCGTGCCTCCCATCAGCTTCAACTTGATGGCCGCGCCGACCAGGATGACGGCCAGCAGCCCGGTGGTGGCGACCTTGATGATGGTTTGCCAGGCGGTGTGACGGGCCTCACGCCAGGCCTCGAGCAGGTCGCGCAGTTCGCGGATATCGCGGGCGGCGTGGCCGTTTTCCAGGCCGAGGTGGGCGAGGCAGCGCTCCGCACCGCGTTCAGCGGCACGGGTGAGCAGGTCGTCCAGGTCTTCGGGGCGCAGAGTGATGGCGGCGTCGCTTTCACTACTGTGATGATTTTCTGTCATGGGCGGTCTCCAAAGCAAATGGCCCGCGCAGGTTCCCTGGCGGGCCGGTGGTGATGGGTTTTTGGGTGTGTCGGTGATCGGCTTACTGGTCGGCGGTGTGCACCAGCGGGTGCTCGACCACGCAGGCGATTTCGACCTGTTCGCCCCGTGGGCGGATGGCCATGACCCGGGCCAGTTGGCTCCAGGGGATGTCGACGCTCTCCCCTGCCGGGCTGCCCCCCATATTCCCTTCAGTGCCCTGGGCCGGCATGTCGTGGCTGATGGCAATCAGATCGCCGAAGGTGGGAATCAAACCCTCCATCTCGGTGCGGAAGGTGATGAGCCGCCGGCGGTAGCGGTTGGCCGCAGCGATGTATTTGCCTTCGCGCATGGCCTGGGTCTGGTTGGTGCAGCCAAACAGGTTGACCGTGGCCGGGTTGGTTTGGGTGGAACCCGGTAGGGACACGGTGACTTCGGCCGGCTTCCAGGTCTTGGGGCTGAAGTACTCCACCGTCACCGCATCGGCCGTTTCCTCGCCCGGCATGACGTACTGCAACTTGAAACTGCCTTTGACGATATTGGCGGTGGTGAATCGGGCCACCGGCAGCGTTTTGGGTTCATCGCGCACCAGGCGCACCACACCGCTTTGCAGATAGGGCACGGCCCGGCCACAGCGCGCGATGCGGGTGAGGGCTTCCCAGACGGTCACTTTCTGGTCAAAGACGGCGTCGAACTTATCCCCTCTTTGGTTCCAGGTTTGGTCCAACCGGTACAGGGCGGGCAGATCGATGCGGCTGTCGGCGAGTTTCGCCCCATAGCTGGCACGCACCGCATCGGCAAAGGCCCAGGCAATCGACCGGGTGGCTTGTGGGCTGCTCCAGCCGGTGCTCGTGTTCCAAATGGGCAGCTTGCGCGTGACCAGGCAGTTGATGAGGCGGCTCGAGCGCATCGACAGGTTGTCGGTGGCGCGCATTTTCACGGCCAGGAAGGTGATACCCGCGGGCAGGCTGGGGTTTACCAGGTAGCCGCGCACCTCGCCCCAGCGCAGCTCATGCCCGGCGCGGGCCCGGGTGTCTTTGTGGTCCAGCCGAACGACTTTGACCTCGTAGCGCCCCGGGGTGACGGGGTAGCGGTAGCTGCGCCGGATGGTGTCGGGCGTGGCGGCGCTGATCACCTCTTGCTGGCTGTAGGCACTGCGGGTGCGGCGCTGGATGTAGTAGCTGTAGCAGATGCCGGACTCGTAGTCTTGACTGGCGCAGTCGCCCAGCTGGTATTCCTCGGTGAGCGTGTTGGCTTGCATGGGCGGCGGGCCGTAACTCGTGCTGTAGTAACCACCCTCGGAGTCGTAGTGGTAGGTTTGGGTGGTGACGGCACTGGCCGTGGACCAGGTGGTGTTCCAGCCACTCCAGGCGCTGTAGCTGGTGCCGCTGATGAGCGTTTGCCAGCCGGTGGTGGGCTCGCCCTCGTCGTTCACCGCCCGAGCCTCGACTGTCCAGCGCACTTCCTTGGAGTCTTGGCCGCCAGCATCGTTGGCATAGAACAGGCCTCGGGGCAGCAGGATGTCGATCCCCAGCGTGTCGATCAGCGTTTCGGGCGGGTTGACGATGAATGGTCCAATGGCCTCACCCCGGGTGTTGGCTGGGTCGTCGATAGCCAGCAGCTCCTGGCCCGCCACTTCGGGCGCAGTGACCACGTCGTAGTTAAAGAGCGTGTTCTGGCCCCCGGGCAGGATGACCTGGACCTGCACCTCTTCGAAAGACTGGAGGGGCGTGTCTTCGATGCGCACGGCTTCAATTTCGTAGTCGCCCTGGCCGATGACCAGCAACTGGTGCAGGTACTGCTCGTTGTTGACGTACTCGGTGTAGGGCGTGGCGCCCAGGTCGGGGTAGACCAGGTGGCGGCCATAGATGACCGGAATGGGCTGCAGCAGCCGGGCAAAGTTGCCTTGCGACTGCAGCGAATAGGTGGGGCTAGGCGCCAGGGCGTTTTGCGCCGAGGGCACGTTGGCGCTGGGCAGTGGCACCAGGGCGTTGACCAAATAGGCGCCGAGCACACTGACGCCTGCTGCCAACAAGCCAAAGCCAATGGTGCCCATGGCCGCTTGCGCGGCAGCAATGCCCGCAGCCGTCATGCCGTAACCCATGAGGCCGGCAGCGGCGTACGGGGCCAGCACCATCACGGCGATGGAAAGCACCACCCGCAGCGGGTTGCTGCCGCCCCCACCCCCGCCGCCACCGGGCAGGCCGACCAGGACCACCACATCGTGCGCGGCCAGGGGGCGGATGGCCCAATCTCGGCGCAGCAGCGGTTGGCCGTTGACCAGGCAGACCGTGGGCAGCGGGAATTCGGTGATGGACTCCGAGCGCATCCAATCCGCCACCGTGCTGCCGGGCTGGACGGGGTAGAGGTCTTTGTCGGCGGGGTGGAAGGGGTTGCGGGGCCAGACGATGGTGGCTTGGGGGTGCTGGACAGCAGGTGCCGGGATAGGAACGGGCAGGCTCATGTCGGTTCACGGAAACGGTAATAGCCCTCGATGCGCCAGCCGTGGGCATCAAGCGCGGCCAGGGTTTGGAACACCACCCCGGCGTGGCGCACGGCGTGCAGCACGCCTCCGCCATCGATGTCCAGCCACACGCCGATGTGCACCGGGTAGCGAGACTGACGCATGAGAACGGCGTCGCCCTCCTCTGCTGCACTCACCGGCTGCCAACGCTGGCGCTCGGGGTGGCCGCTGAAGGCGTCGAGCACCGCGCGCAGGTTGGTGGCGTCCACCGGGTTTTGCGGAAGTTCGCGCCCAAAGCACTGGCGTTGTACTGTCACGAACAACCCCCAGCAGTCAAAGGCCTCAGGACCGCAGGCACCCACCACCCAAGGCCGTCCAATCAAGCCCGTGAGTTCTTCTGCTGCAACGCTCATCGCGTCAGCCCCGGAAACTCCCGGGCCGTGTAGCTGCGGCTGGGGAAGGCCTTGTTGCCGATGTCCATCATGCGGGCGCGGGCGGTGACGCGCTGCACATCGGCTTCCACCTCGGTGAGCACCAGGGTGATGGGTGGATCCATCTGCGGGCCTTCGAGGTCGTTGGACAGGTACGGCCGGTAGGTGATCTCGATCACCGCCTGCGACTCGGCCGCCGCATCCAAGTGGCCCACGATTTCTCGGCTGACGTTGCCTTGCCGGACTCCAGCAGTCCCAGCCACTGATGCCCCCTGTCCGAGGTTGCCGAGCTGGTCGGGATGGACCGGGCCTACGTCAGCCGGATGGTGAATCTCACCACCCTGGCACCGGACATCGTGGCCGCCATCCTGGACGAGGCATTGCCGAACCACGTCACATTGTTCGATCTCGCGTCAGGCACGCCATTGCTGTGGGATGAGCAGCGTGCCTTGTTGCAGAAATGATTTTCATTTGACAGGTAGGCTGCCATGCACAAACCTGATCTACACAAAGATTACCGATTACGATCTTGACTCGGCTAACCGTGCGCTGGCGCTTCTTGATGCTGCACCATTGAACCAGCCATTCGAGTGCAATATTCAGTTGCCAGATCCTTTTGTGACATATGCTTCAGCAACTCAATGTCAGGAGCCTGCGCCATCAACTCAAGCAACGTCTCTTTCGAGCTGTGTGAGTAGACATCCCAGAGAAAGTTGAAAAAATCTAAGGCTGTTCTCACCATGGGGCGGCCAGCATTCCGATCAATGACGCCGAAAAAGGTTGCCGGGTGCTGAGCATAGGCCTGGAGTTCTTCATCGGTCAGTGGGATATTAACAATCAATCTCAGTTGATCGTCGGTGCAGACCACACACGATGCTACCTTCCTGGACGGAATGACAATACCGCTTTCCAGCGTGCCCTTGACCTGCACACCATCAAGCCCCGGAATATCTAAGCGTTGGCCTACCTTAAGTCTCATCTGGTGAGTCGTGCCCATATAGGCGTCAGCTTCGCCGTCGAATGTGACCGGTATTTGCCGGTGCTTTTGAATGGAGCCCATTAGCGCAAAGATTGGCGCATGTCGCCGTCTCGTCTCTACTTGCTGACTCAAGGTCTTTGGGCCGGGTTTGAGGTCAGGGATGTGGAAGCCCCAGAGCAACATTCCAGACGGCAGACCGACAGCGTCGAGGTGATGCTCCTCGGGGTCAAAAGTGACTATGACGTACGCTGGCGGAAGTGTTTTACCAATGGGATCGCGCTCATACCGGTCGAGCAGACCCTCAGCCTCCACAAGCACCAACGGGTTCGGTTGATTTCGGCCCAACTGCAGCCTGGCGTCGTTCGTGTCTATAAAGACGATGCGTGGATGATCAGACCGCTTGCTCAAGGCCCGGTACATTTGCTTGTTGATCTTCATTCGCACGCCCTCGCGGCGCTTGGCCTCGACCGAATAGGTCGCGCCCGACTCCTTATTGGTTGCGACGAACTCCACATGGGTCGTGCGCCGGTCGGTCTCATCCTGAAGTTCCAATTCGAAGCCCGCCCGCAGCAGTGCGGCGGCAACGCGTACCTCGTAACAGGCCCCAGGAAATGTTTCAGAGTGCTTGATGCGGTCAATCAGCAGTTCCTGAACATCGACAGCGTGTTTCAGAGCATAAAGGTCATAGGCAAGGCGCATGTAGGCGGCATTTGCACCGGTCATAGGTTGAGGAGTACCCTCGCCATGGTGATCCATATGAGCCTTTGACTGCTCATAGCTCCGAACTGCCCAGGTGAAAATACGATGGCGCTCCTCGGGCGGCTTGGCGACCTCGGACATCCACCAGTCCTTACCAAAAACCAATTTCAGGTATTCGTTCAGGAAGTCATGAAACGTTTTCCACTTCTTGGAGTAGTGGAGGGTCCTACCGACAGCCACGAACCTGTAGTCCTGAAACTCTGTAGAGATGATGGACTTGCCGAGTCCCTGTTGCTCACGCCGCTGAAATTCTTCAGCTTCGTGACGGGCGACTATCGT